CAAGAGGAAGACTTGGTTCTATGAAATATGAGCCAAGTCTAAGCCACAACAATACCACACTTTCGAACCATTGTAAACAACTGCGAGAACTTTCTATGTCAAGACACCCAAGAATAAGCGCCAGGCGCCAAGGCCGGATACTAACCCACCTCGGAATGGAGATTCAGACGCCTGCGCACCTGAACAGTGCTGAAGCTGCCTATTTCACCCGTCTGATCTCAGGGAGGCTAGCTGGCGACTGGTCAGGACCAGATCTCATCAGGTTAGAACGACTTTGCAAGCTATTCGTGCTCGCTGACAAGGCGATGGACTCCGCTGATCTAGACGACCCAAGTGACGAGCACTTCGAAAAGTACTTGACCCTTGAACGCCTGATCGTCGTCATGTGCCGTCAACTGCATTTGCACCAACAACCAGCCACTGGGACCGAGGACTTAGCTATTGAGGCTCAGACAACTAAACAGGAGCAAGACGATGAGCAAATTGGCTAGACCGTTCTTCAACCTATGCGGCCCGGTAATCGAGAGGCGTGCTTGGCGCGAATTGGAATTCGCTGAGCTCACACGAGCTGAGAAAGTGATGCACTTCTGCGAGAACTACTGCCATGTGCCTGAAGGTGCTCTGGTTGGTCAGTTGATCGTATTGGCCGACTTCCAGGAAGACTTCATTTATTCCGTTTACGACAATCCGCATGGCACTCGCAACGCTTACTTGTCCATGGCCAGAAAGAATGCTAAGACGGCGACCATCGCCATGCTCTTGCTTGCTCATCTGGTTGGCCCTGAGCGCCGGCAGAATAGTCAGCTCGTCAGTGGTGCTATGTCCAGGGAACAAGCAGCTTTGGTCTTTGGTCTAGCCGTGAAGATGATCAACTTCTCTGAGAAGCTCAGTCAGTATGCCTACCCAGCGCTAGCAGCAAGGCGCATACGTGCTTTGAACAATGGATCTGAGTACCGGGCTTTGGCCGCCGACGGTTCACGTGCGCACGGTCTGTCGCCGTACCTAGCCATCCTCGATGAGGTCGGGCAGATCATTGGCCCGAGTAGCCCGTTCGTCGAAGCGATCACGTCGTCGCAGGGCGCTTACGACGACCCCTTATTGATAGCCATCTCGACCTCAGCACCAAGCGACACTGACATGTTCTCGTTATGGGTTGACGACGCCGAACAAAGCCAAGACCCACACACAGTCTGCCACGTCTACAAAGCTGACGAAGATTGTGATATACTCGACAAAGACCAGTGGAAGAAAGCGAACCCGGCGCTTGGGTTGTTCAGGTCAGAGAAAGATCTGGAAACACAACTCGAGAAAGCACTACGGATTCCGAGCCAAGAGGCGTCATCTCGGAACTTGCTCTTGAACCAACGGATCAGCTCTCGGTCCGTGTGGATAGCGCCAAGTATCTGGAAAGAGAACAATCGCCCTGTTGACGAAACGTTATTCTACAAGAACATCGTCAACATCGGTCTCGATCTTTCGATGCGTAACGACTTGACCGCGGCTGTGCTCTCGACGACTGATGACGACGACTTCGTCCACCTCATGCCATTCGTATTCATCCCTGAGGCTGGCATCGAAGACAAGCAGCTCCGTGACAAAGCTCCGTACGTTGCCTGGGTCAAGGCTGGTCTCCTGATCAAGGTGCCAGGCAGAACCATCGACTACGAGTGGGTCGCCACGTACTTACGTGAGAAGACCAGGGAGATGGTCATAGGCTCTTTGTGCTTCGACCGCTGGGGTATCACTGCGTTCAAGCAAGCGTGCTCGTTCGTCGACTTCGACTCCGTGGGCGAATGGCAACCTGTCGGCCAAGGCTACCGGGATATCAGCCCACGTCTGAAAGCGTTCGAGACGGCGTTGTTGAAAGGCAAGATAGCCCACGGCAACCACCCGTTGCTGAACATGTCAGTCCAAAACGCGATCAGCACCACTGACCCGGCCGGGAACATCAAGTTGGACAAGGCAGCAAGCTCATTGCGCATCGATCCGTTGGTCGCCACAGTCATGAGCGCATTCTGTTGCTTGGATGGCAAGACGGAGACCGCGTTCAGCGTAGACAGGTTGATCGGGTGAAGCCGCGTACGCCTGCAGGCGCCCAGGCCCCGGTGGCTACGCTGTCCCGGCGCTACGCCGTCGCAGGGCCCCGCCTGCCGCCGCCTGCCGGGAGATTTTGATGGCGCGAATCGGGTACCTGGCGAAGTTCAACTTCACGCCGGAAGATCTTCAAGCGTGGTGGAAACTAAGAGCCAAGTACCGGGCACGAAACCACGTCTGCAGATTCTGCAAGCACTTCTTTCAACACGGCGAAGTCAAGATTGTCGACCACATCAAGCCCCATCGTGGCGACCTCGAGTTGTTCTTGAATCCGAGCAACCTCCAGCTGCTTTGCAAGAAGTGCCATGATTCTAAGAAACAGATTATCGAACGAAACGCATCAAAGCCCGAGGTGGGCCTTGATGGTTGGCAGAAGTAGGTTCAGGGTTCGCCAGCCATAGCTTCGAACTTATTGGCCGGTATCCATTTCTCGGCCAGGCCCATACGAGCTTGGTACTGTTCACGCTCTCTGCGCACTGTCTGCCAATGGTCTTCATGTTCTTGCTCTTGGCGAAGTGAGATGTAGAGGCGGTCGATTGACTCCTGAGCTTCCGCTTCAGTATCGAATCGGGCCCACCGTGCTTTGACGCCGTAGACGTCCTTGTGAAGCTCACTGTAGATCTGAGTGAGTTCGTCGAGGTAGGTGTACTCTTGTTCGCATTCATTGTTCATTTGCTTTCTCCGGTGAGTGAGTGGTTTAGCGTGAAGCTGAGATAAGTACTTTAGCGATATTCATCTTCTGACGAGCAGATTCAGCGTCGCCGTTTTCAAGGACGTGTTGAGCGTCAGATAGAATTGACATCGCGATCATTTGGAACCCAGTTACTTCAAACATGAAGCTGTTCTTAGCCGCTTCTACGATTTGTTCACGGCCGTTCGGGAAGTCTTTGCCGAAGCAGTTCATGTTGGCGATTTGGTCGTTGGTGTAGTTCATTTGCTTTCTCCAGTGGGTGAGTTGATATGAACATTCTAGGTTAGATTCGATACTATGTAAAGGCTAGATTTGAACTAACCTACTTTCATTTACTTTTCGTTAATCTTGAACTAATCATCCTTTACAAGCAGTTCAAAATGTAGGACTATATAGTATGACCAATAAAACTGACCTGTGGTGTGTATACGTGCAGAAGTGCAACGGCGTACCTTTTTACGTAGGCCTGTCTAAAAGCCGGCGAAGACCTCGACACCTAGGGCCTGGGAACAGGTCTAAGGCCTATCGTGATTTCGTGAAAGATAATAGCAAAGGTGAGTTCAGTGTAGCTATAACCTACATAAGTAACGAAATTGAGGCTAGGCAAATGGAAACGAGCCTTATTCGTGTGCTAGAAGTAAAGCACAACCTAGTTAACGTAGTAGGCAAACTAAGCAACAACCTATACAAAGAACGTCAGTACTGTTTACAACAGCAGCTAGAAGAAGAACAAGTAGCTGTTAACGACTTGATATTAAATAAACGGCGCATATTATAAACTAGTTTTATAAATCTCGCAAGGATTATTTAGTTCTCGAATTAATAGTTCAAAATAATTCAAAAAAAGCCTTTACAAGTGCCTCAAGATGTGGTATACTTAGAATAAGCAGAATAGCAACTCCTCTAATCAGGTGCAAGCCATGGATATTATCACTAAAGCTAGCGCAGGCAAAATCTCAGGCACTCACACTTTCGTGCTGAGCACTGAAGTGCCGGATCGCGTGGGCGATGTGGTGAAGCTGGATGGCATGGACCTGAAGAACTTCGAGTCCAATCCTGTCGCTCTCTACATGCACAACCACGTCGAGCCTATCGGCATGTGGAAGAACTTGCGCCGTCAATCGGGCGCACTGATCGGCGACTTGATGCTGGCTTCTCGTGGCACCAGCCGCCTGGTCGACTTCGCGCATTCCATGATTTCGCAGGGTATGCTCAAAGCCGTATCCGTTTCGTTCCTGCCTCTCGACAGCGTCCTGAACAAAAGTGGCCGTGGTCGTACTATCAACAAATCCGAACTGATCGAAGTCAGCCTCGTGACTGTGCCCATGAATCCGCAAGCCCTCATGGTCGCCAAGTCGCTCGGCTTCTCCGACGTCGAGATCAAGACCTTCTTCAGCGATGGCGAGATTGCCATAGACGCTGAATTAGAAAAGCTGGCTCAGGAGAAGTCACTCCGTTACGAAGCCTCGTTACAACGTGCCCGCCTGGCCATCATCCAAGCCAAGCGTGCTTCTCGCCCAAACAGGAGTGAATTATAATGTCTCTCGCCGAACGTATCAAAGCAGCCCAAGTCGCCTTGGTTGCCAAAAAAGACCAGCTGGTCGCACTGACCAACAAAATGCTGGAATCCCCTGATGACGACACCGTCATTACCGAAGTCGACGCAGTATCTGCTTCAATCGAAGTTGACACCAAGTCGCTCGAATCCCTGCAACGTGCTGAAGCTGCCCTGGCTTCGCGTACCCAATCTGCTGCTGTCGTGCAATCCAAGAACCTGGGCTCGCATGATGATGCCAAGAACTTCGTGTACCGCGAAGCTGCTGTCAAGCTGCTCGCCGTCACCACCAACAAATCCGTTGAGCAGATCATCTCCGAGCGTTACAGCAAGGACGAGACCTTCAAGGACTTCCTGGTTGCCAAAGCAACTCAGTCGCCTGCCAACACTGGCGTCGCTGGCTACATCCAGGAACTGATCAACCCGATTGCCATTGAAGCATTCCTCGCCGACTTGAAGCCGGCTTCGGTGATCGCTCGCCTGCCGTTCTTCTCGGTCAGCTTCGGTGCCAACAACTGGGCCGGTGCCAAGTTCCTGTGGCGTGATACCAGCAAGAAAGCTGCTGCCGCCTACCGCGCTGAAGGTGCTCCTGCCCGCGTCCGTGGTGCTCTGTTCGCCAGCAAGACTCTGCCGCCCTACCTGATGTCGGTCATCACGACTGCCACCAAGGAAGCTCTTCGTTACTCCAACCCAGACCTGGAAGCAATCCTGCGCAATGCGATGATCCAAGACACCGGCGAATCCCTGGACGTCTCCGTCCTCTCGGATGCTGCCGCCGTCGCTGGTGTGTCGCCTGCCGGCCTGCTCAATGGTATCGTCCCGGTCACTTCATCCGGCCAAGACCTCGACCAGATCCAAGCCGACGTCCGCACGATGAAGACCACTTTCATCAACGCCAACATGGGCACCGGCCTCTACTGGGTCATGTCTGACGCCACTGTGCTTTACTTGCAGACCGTCACCAATGCCCTCGGTGCCTACGTCTACAAAGACGAACTGGCTGCTGGCCGCTGGGAAGGTCTGCCGTACGTCTCGAGCACCAACGCCGACCCTGACGCAATCATCCTGATTGCTACCCCTGAAGTCGCCTTTGCTCTTTCGGCGCCTGAAGTCAGCATGTCGATGGAAGCTACCATCCACGAGGAAGATACCACTCCTGCCGAAGTCGGCGGAAGCACCTCGCCGGTCCGCTCGCTGTTCCAGACCAACTCCTGGGCCATCAAGACGGACTTCGTTCAGTCCCACATGCGTCTCCGGTCCCCTGCGGTTGCAGTCCTGGACATCACTGCCTGGGTCTAACCGCTTTGAAGCCCCGGCATAACGCCGGGGCTTCATTTTTACTTGGAGAACGAACATGGCAAATTCAAAAACGGTTGTATGGTTATTCAAGTCGACGCCGACAGATCCGTCTGCCAAACTCGGCTTCTACCAATGTCTTAAGGCTGCAGCTGAATCACTGGTCTCTGGTGGCTTCGCACAATGGCCTAAGATCGGTGCTTACCGATTCAACAAACTCAACAAGGCGCCGATCCTAACTGGCGGCTTTGCTTCGACAGCTCTTTCTACAGAAGAGGGTGGCACAGTTAGTGTTCGTGTAATCGTCTCTGCTGCCTGCGATACCATCACTCGGTACTTCATCAGCGTTGACCCGTCGAGTACTGCTGTCGCCGGTGAAGACTACGAAGATGACCTGCCTGACTACCTCGACGTAGCTGCTGGCCAAACTCAATCGCCCGTCCTCACAGTTACAACGATTGATCGTGCAGGCGCTCAAGGCATTCGTGACCTTGTGTTGAAGTGTGAAGAGGCTACGCATTTCATCAACAACACCGCACCGGTCGCAACTATCACCATCAATGACGGCATCTAATGGCTAACAGGCTCACTGCTGCAATCAGTAAGATCTTCAGGGTTGGTACTGCACCTGAAGGTCTTGCTGCACCTACGTACGGCATCAGTGAATTCGGCAATGTGTTCAGCGTGCCTTTCGGCAATGGCTGGGAGCGTGGGCTCTCAGGCTCGACTGGAACCAATGGTACTGTGATGGCCGTTGTCACTGTCATTTCACGGGTGCTGTCGGCGTCTTACCCGAACCACGTACGCCTCACTGAAAAAGGTGGGCGTGAAACAGTTACGACCAGCGCTGCACATCGCTTGCTCATGCACCCGAATGCTGCCCAGAATGTTGTTGACTTTGTTTCAAGTGTGATCTTCGCCTTGAGCTTTTACGGCAACTACTATGCCTACGTGAAGCGCAACGCCAGGTATGAACCCATCGCCTTGATCCCGTTGGACCCGTCAAAGAAACGTGCGTACTTTTCTGACGATTACACTGAGGTGTTCTACGACGTCAGTGACGCCGGCAGCTTTGGTACTGACCGAGACACGAACCAGTTGGTTCCGTCGCGTGATATCCTGCACATCAAGTTGCCGTCAAGGACGTCTGTGCTGCACGGCGACTCGACGATCACTTACGCCGCAGGTGCTTCAGCCATCAATGCTGCTATCCAGGGTTCGAGTGCTTCGTTCCTGGCGAACATGAATCGTCCATCAGGCATCCTCGCCACTGACGAGAAGTTGACTGGTGCGCAGATGACTGAATTACGTACTAAGTTTGACGAGACTTCCAAAGGCGTCAACCAAGGCAAGGTGCCTATCTTAGGCTTCGGTCTCAAGTGGTACCCGATGAGCATCAGTGCTAATGATGCCCAGGTCGTCGAGACCTACAACATGAGCGTACTCGATATCTGCCGCGTCTTCGGTGTGCCAATTCAGTTGCTCGGCCTTGAATCCAATGGTGCCGCCTCCAGCGTCTCTACGTTGATCGGCCAATTCAAGGCCGGATCTTTGTTGTACCTTGCTGAGTTGATTGAGTTCAGCCTTGAAGATTTGTTCAGCATGGATCACGTGAAAGACACAGTTCGCTTCGACTTGGACAACGTCTCACGTGCTGACTTCGAGACTGAGATCAACACCCTCACCAAGGGTGTCCAGAACGCTGTCTTCAGCCCGAACGAAGCCCGTAACAAAGTCGGCCTTGACTCAGTGCCGTACGGCGACGAGCCGCGAATCCAAGCCCAGAACGTCAGGCTTCAGGACGCCGTGCCGGCGCCTGCTGCACCGTCAGCTCCTGTCGGCGGTGATACTGAAACTGATGAAACTGATGAAACTGA